CGCAGGCTTCACGCGGGTCTGCCGCCTTGGCGTGTTCCAGTGCTGCAGCCTTAGCGGTTGGATTCATCCGTTGAACGCACCGATGCCGGGGAATGCGCCGAAGGGTAGTTCAGCCGTAGCGCCGAATCGCGCCTGACAACTGCTCAGGCGTTTGCCGCATATATCGCTGGCGGAACTGGCAACAGCCTTGTCATTCTCGTCGAAATACTTAGTCCCGGCGTAGCCGCATTCCGAACCCTTGTAGACCCACGGGCAAAGGTTGGCGCTGCACTGCCGCTTAGGTGCGCGGACACCAGCAAGGTCAAACGAGGCGGCTGCTTCAAACTCAACCGCGTCGCGGTTCTCAGCAACCTTGCGGGCGATGTAGTAAATCTCATCTGGCAGCTTGGCGCTGGTATCAGGCGTGCCGTAGGGATTGGTGCCGCCTGTAAAGTTTGCGCCGTCGATGTAGCGGACCAGCGTGCGGATGCGCGTCAGTTTGGCGCCAGTCAGATCGTTGCCGGGTGTGGTCTGATTGACGCTCAGCAGGATTGCGGTGATGCTGCCCAGCAGGTTTGCAACGCGGATTGTCGGACGTGGCAGGCTGCCGCTTTCGGCGTTGTACTCAAAGCCTTCAACCTCAATCGGCAAGGCTGAGTAGGTATTGGTCGCCCAGACGATGTTGCCGTTGGTAGTTAGCGCGTTGGTGCCAGCGTGGAATCTGTAGGTAAACGCCGTGCCATGGATGTTGGCGAAAAGCTCCAGCTCAAACAGCTCAATAATGCTGCTTGGGTTGATCTTCTGTAGCTCAGAAGTGGGGACTGCCATTACGGTTCAAATACCTGCTGGAACGTGGCGCTAATTTCGTTCACATTTGCGTATTGATGAGTGCGCTGCCAAGACAAGCAAATCCATTTATACGCAGTGCTTTCATCTAAAGGCGTCCAATCAAAACTTGCAGCATCTGCAGCGCGAGCATCAAAGAATGCCTCAATCGCATCAGCATCAGCATTGGTTTTGGCAGTCCAACGCAAATCCCAAACCTTAGGATTCATGTGTGATGGGATGCCATACAGCAAACGCTGTTCATATCCATCACCAAATTGAACACGACGAACTCGTGGTTCAGATTTTTTTACGGCACCAAAATCAGGCGTTGTTCCACCAGTGCTTGTACCAACGGTGGCATCGTTGAAGGTAGCCATTATGCGAGCAAGCCTCCGGGACGTTTTTGCTTGATGAGTTCTTGACGGATGGCAACGCCAATGGCTTCACCAAGGCGCTTGGACTCACCATCGTTGCCCTGCACGCTACTACCTGTTGCATCAACGTTCACCACGATATTGCCAGCCTCAGTGCCGCCACGCATCGTTACTGGGATGGTGCGACCATCAGGAAGCGGAACATAGGCTTCAGGGCGGCTGCCTTCACCAAACATTGCAAGCTGCGGTGAAGTAGCGATACCACCAGCGGCGTAACGCATGAGTCCAAGCGGACCACGACCGGTCATGATGCCACCCATCGCGAAAGGAGAAGCTGGACCAACAAGCCCAGAGGTATCTACTCCGAATGATGGATTCGCAAATGTAGATACTTCGCCGCCTCCAAAGAAATTACCAAGAACACTTACTGGCTTGGGGGCGAACAAATTTTTGAAGAAACTAATTATCGCTAGTTTCAAATAGTCATTAATCATTTGAATGACCATATTCTGGAAACTCTTGGCAATGTCACCAAAGAATTGAGCCAATGTTTGAGTAGCGGATTGCGCATTGAATACGAGATTCTGGAAAGCGTTACCGAATGAAGAGGACAAGCCATCGGCTAGTTGCATCATCTCTGGGAACGAATCAGCAATTTCTTCCCGCAAAGATTTGATTTGTTCTTCAAATGCACTGAATACAGTTGGGATTTGCGTGAATTCTCCGCCATACGCAAACTGCTTGTAATACTTGTCAGCAATCTCTCTTTCCAGCTCAAGTTCTGCATTCAATTGTCTTTTCAAATTCAATTGATTTTCAGCGATTGCAGCTCCGACGCCAGCCAGTTTGTTAGTTGCGTTGGTGACGTCTACTCCTTTGGAGCGTCCCTCGTTGATCAACTTTTCAAGCTTGTCTTTTTCCGTCAGCAATGCGTTCTCTGTGACTTCCAGTTGCACTCGACGAGAAGCGAGCTGTAAACGTTCGACTTCTTGTTTATTTCCGTCTTGAATCGCAGCTTGAATATCAGATTCAATAGCTAGCAATTCTTTTGCAAGAAATTTTCTTTCGGTGACATTTAGCGTCACTCCAAGTTGCTGAAGTGTTTTATTGAAATTCTGTTGAGCAATTTTTGAAAGTTTATCTGCTTCGGACTTTGATTGATCTGCTCCTTGTTGTGTTCCCGGAAGAGCGGATTTATAAGGTGCTTCGGGAGCAGCCGGACCAAGTTTTGCGCCTTCAATAACCCGCATTGAACCCGCACGCAATGCTCTTGCAGTTGATAGCTGCTGTTTTTCTTCTTTGCTTAAACCGCCAATCCGAACCAAAGATTCCGTTTCAAGTCTTTTAATAACTTGATCTTGGTATTGAACATTTTTGATTGCATTATCCAATAATTTTCCACCAATTTTTTCATCCATAAATCTTGCAAATCTTTCCGCTTCTTTTCCAAGATCAACAAAAGCCTTGATTGCTTCAGCAGCAAAATTTTGAAATGCTGCACCCATGTCCTTTAATGTTGGACCAATGGCTTCTTTTAATTCTGATAATTGAGTTTGTAGACGATCGCCTGCAGCATCTGGACCATCAGCGAGAATTTTTGCGCTTTCTCCATATTCATCAAAAAGTTTTTCAGCAAATGTTTGAAAATCTTGAAGACTAACTTGTCCTTTCTCGAGAGCTTTATCAAGCTCCTGCGGAGTCATGTCAATTGATTTAGCAAACAAGCTGAAAGCACCGGGTAGGCGCTCACCGATTTGCTGACGCAATTCTTCAGCGCTTACTTTGCCTTTGCTGAATACCTGAGACGTTGCAAGCAATGCAGAATCAAGCTGATCAAGGCTTCCGCCTGTTCCCCTGATGCCAGCCGCAATGCCAATAAATGCTTTTTCGGCATCTCTGACATTGCCACCAGCTCCTTTTACGGAAGCGGTTAATTGCGTAAATTGACGAGTAATTAATTCTTGCGGTATTGCAAGTTCGCGGCTTGTGTTTTCAATAAACGAAAGTGCGCGTTGATATTCACCTGCATCTTTTGTGACTAGCTGCAGCGCTTGGCGTTGACGAGACAGGTCTGCTGCAAAAGTTGCAACACCACCAAGTTGTTGGCGGAACATCCCAACCTGTGCGCCAATGGCACCACCAGTCGCCGCTCCAAGCGGTCCACCAGCAATGGCGCCAATACCGGCACCAATCAGTCCTTCTGGACCACCAAAAATGCCCGCAGCGGCAATACTTCCAGCAGTTTGAGCAGCTCTCGCCAAACCACCACCACGTCGACCTTGCGCTTTTGCTGCAGCACGTTCAAACCGCTCAGCTTCCTGTGTTGCCTGACGAAATTCTTTGCTTGTGATATCAACATTGTTTGCAAGCTCACGCCACGCACGGGCGTAATCATTCAAACCATTAATGCTTTTGGTTCGAATTTGTGAATCAGTAGTTCTTAATGTTGCGGCAAGATCATTAAATTTTGATGTAGTAAGAGTTGAACGCGAAGCAAGGTCATTCAGCTTTGCGCTGAGTTGATTGAGTACAACATCGCCTTCCTTGCGTACGCGGAGCCGGATTTCGGATGTGATGCTCATTTGCTTTTGGCGTTCAGAACGCTCAGGGCTGCCATTTCCATCACCTGTACGCCTTCGAAGATGGCAACAGGATCCTTGACTGAATACAGCTTACAGAGCCATTCCAGACTCGGGTAGTTCAGTCCGGTCAAGCCAGCCATGCTCGTATGCCATTGCGTTGACATACGAATAAACATTAAGACGATGTCCCAGTTCTCTTCCCAGACTTCGCAGTTTTTCTGTGCAGCCTCAAGCCTTGCTGCCGCAATCTGCTCTTCGCTAGCACCTAATGCTTTGAGGTCAGTTTCGCGTTCGTCGACAACGCCGCCTTTCGCCCAATACTCAGCGGCGGTTTTTAGTTTTTTGCTGCCGCCCCAGTCAGGCTATCTGCATAAGCCTGAATCAAGGCACGCAGCACATAGGGGTCATCGCAAAGCTGTTGCTTGTTTTTTTCAGTGAAAGGCACGTCCTTACCTGCATCATCGGTAATGCCTTCCCAGCCAAGCAAAATCTCGCCGACAAGAGCGTCATCACCCTTATCGACGAGATCGTTGAAAGCAGAGCGGCTGATCTTTTTGAAGACTGCTTCGAACGCTTGGGTTTCAAAGCGGTTGCCGTCAACAGGGACTTCAACCTTTACTTCCCATTTGTAGGAAGCAGTCTTCTTGAGAACAAACGCCATTGAGAATTAGGTGAATGCCAGCGACAGCTCGTCGTTACCAGCCGTGGTGGGCAGAGCCAAATACGGCATGGACAGCGAAACTACGCCGTTGGTATCACCGTATGTTACTCCGGTAATATCCGTCTGGGCAGCACCAAGAGTGATGATG